ATCCGAATTTCACCGGGTATTCGGAAGTTCATCCGAATTTCACCGGGTATTCGGAAGTTCATCCGAATTTCACCGGGTATTCGGAAGTTCATCCGAATTTCACTATAATCTTCACATCCTCCTTCTTAATACATTTCGTAGCAGAAATCGATAATTCCTCGCGTTTTTTTCGCGTCTTCCCATCCGTATCCAATTCAGTCGCCGATTTCTTCCTCTTCGACGTACTATTTCTCGAATTCATATCCGCCTCTACTGCATCGAAATTATCCTTTATTTGTATATATTCGATTATTTGGTTCTCAATCGCCCATTTGAAGAAATTGAGTTGTCCTATAGTAGTCTCCATGAAATTATCATCGTCATATGGGATTTTGATACGATCCCATCTACAAAAGGGGTCGAAATTTTTCTTCGAATACGCCTTCAACTGGAGTTTATAATCATTATATACCTTGAATCTCTCCTGTGAATCGCCTAAATGATAAACAGTATAGAATTTTTTCGCGAAATTTGTCACAAACCAATCCACGATCCTAAGGGAGATTTTGGACTCGCCGTTGATAATCCCCATCATCTTATTGAGGTTCTCGCGATTCTCGTAGAATTTCGTCAGGTTTCTTAGGAGTAATTGGTTTTTCGTTGTACATACTGTTGTTGTCATATAGAAATGATTATTCCAACTTTTTATATGACTTTTTTTTAGGAATTACCTTTTGGTATATGAGTTTTACGAAATCATCTATTTGATTTTATCACTTTTACGAAATCATATATTATCACAAGGTTTTCCCATAATTACGCAATATATTCCCGCAAATACAGTTAAAATATGTAAGAAAATCATATGTATAATGACCGACTGATATGTCATATAGGTTATACATTCTTTGGTTTTACAATAATCCATTCCGATGAAAAATACGAATTCATTTACGACAAATACCGCTATACTAGTTCCAATAGAATAATACCATATATATCGGATATTAGGTAATAAATATGTCGCAACATATGTACACCATAATATACATATAACTACACAAAACTGGTCTAAACTGCGATAGAATCCACATTTTTCTATATGACTCCAATGTAGGATACTGGTTACATATACGACAAATTGTGTGAACCCTAAGATTTTTTGATTATATGCGAGAGATACAAGTGCAGCGATGAAAATAAGGGGAATAGAATAATTAATGGCTAAGTCGGATATTTCGTAGGGGATATATGGTTCTCTATCCATCTAAAGGGTCATATAGAAATATTTTTATATCACTTTGTATCTCTTTTTTACAAGATTTCAAATAGAATCCTTTTTATTGCGAATTCTGATAAAATTGATTTTATTTTCCCGAAATATATAAATCCCATACCCCATGTCCGCCGGTCTTACAGAAGAATATGTCCCAAAACTAAATAAATGTATATCAAAATCAAGATCGATGAAACAATGCCCCCAGTATACGAAAGAGGCCAATTGCCTATGTAAAATCCACCAATATCAGGCGGAATATACCCCCGAAATGATGGCGAATCTGACACCCTGTAGCACTTGCCATAAAACATTCTATCTACCCACATGTAAAGTATGCGACGGTTGTAAAGAAAGGGTAATAGAAACCAGACAAAAGAAAAGAGAGACAATAATCCTATGTGACAAAGAAGGCTGTAAATTCAAACGATCGGCAGAGAACAAATATTGCAATAAACATCAGGCCCAGATTTTCCTCGACGATACCGCCGCGGCTGGTCTTAGACCATGTTACGACCATATCCGCGGTTGTCGTTCTCAATTACCCCCCGAATATAGGTTCTCCAAATGCCAACCCTGTCTAGAAAAAGATAGGGTGAATGATAACCAAAAGCGTAATGGCGCGATCCAAGAATCCAATGTATTCGAAGGGTCCAATAAAATGGAGAAAAAATGCACCGTATGTTGCCGCGAATATGAAGTAAATTCCTTTATAGGACAGAACGGGGTAATAACCAAAACGTGCATTAACTGTCGAGAGTCAAATAAAAGACAAGATGAAAGACGGGATAAAGAACGTAGGGCCGAGTTAGCCAGGGTCCGAGAACAAACCGCCAATATTAAATATATGCGATTTTTGAAAGACGTGAGACAACGGGAAATTGAATGCGAATTGACACAAGAACAGTATTCCGAATTATTGAAAAAATCCTGTTATTATTGCGGAGTAGAATCTGTTTCTAATCAAGAGGGCGTAGATGAAGAACTATATAAAAATGGGATAGATAGGAAAGATAGTAGACAAGGATATCTATATGACAATTGCGTAGGATGTTGTAAAATGTGTAATTATATAAAACATTCATTACATATAAATATATTTTTGAAGCGCATAGAACATATTCTTACACATAACCATCATATAAAAAAGAATTTATATCCAGAATTATTCGGGGATACCAAAAATTGTGATTATGGGTTATATAAAAATGGTGCAATATATCGTAAATTAGAATTTACACTAACTAGGGATGAGTTTTATAACGAAATAATCAAAGATTGTTATATTTGTGGTAAAAAGACGATTACGGGTAAACATAAAAACGGATTAGACCGGTTCGATAATTCAAAAGGATATCTATATGACAATGTTAGGGCGTGTTGTGGAGAATGCAATCGAATGAAATATGTATATTCATATGAAGATTTTATGAATAAATTAAAACAAATATATTCTTATAAAATAGAATTCGATAATAGAGATTCAATTGAACAACAAATAGGAAGAGAAGAAAAAGAAGAACAAGAGGAAAAAGAAGAACAAGTGGAAAAAGAAATAGAAAAAACGGAATTGGTAGCAGAATTAAATTGTTCTATTGTGAAACGAGAACATTCGGCCAAAGAAATTAGAGATAAAAATAATTTACGAAAACAAAAACAAATAGCCGCTCTAAAAGAAAAATACGGCGAAGCTGCATACAAGGAAATGAAAGCGAAACAAATGGCAGATTATCGTAATAAGAAGAAAGAAAGAACAGTTGTAGTTCACAATGTGTAGTTCACAAAATTTTGTAGTTCACAGATTTAAGAAAAGGCTATTTATATTTTATATGATTAAAATATAAATTTTTTATATTATTCACATGTATATACAGGTGAATTTTTTGTTTTGTATATTTATTTTTTATTTGATTTCTGTAGTTCACACTTTTCCTAGCACTAATTAGAGTACGCTATACCAGCCATTCCTGACATTACACGTAGCACATTGTAGTTCACAGCATAAACACGGACCTTAGCAGTGGCAACACCAGAGACGGTAGGCGAGGAAAGAACCAACTGCAAGACAGCGTTATCGATTCTGGAGAAGTTACACGATCCAGATGGTTGGTGTTCCTCAGGTCGGAGGGCGAAGGAGTAGACGTTGATACCAGTATCAGGGGCACGGGTATGGTGTTGGTAAGGCTGGACGACGTCGAAGTAAGATCCTTCACGCTCAGAGAAGCGGTCCTGGCCGTTAAGCTGGAGTTTAGCAGTAACGACCGGGTTCTCACCCCAACAGTGCATGTCGATGGCAGTCTCGGCAAGAACGAAGGTTCCGGCATCAGAGACAGAGGATCCCTCGGCAATACCACCGGCATTCTGGTTGACAAAAGGACCATACTGGGAGGTCTTGTTCCACTGGGCTTGAGTAGTATTACCAGCGGCAAAGTTGACCTCATCAACAGCACCAGGCATCTGGAAAAGACCAGATGAGTTGATGAATGCAGTAGTACCAGATGTCTCAAGAGGTCCTCCGAATGCAGCAATGGAATTAGGAAGAGCATCGATGGAGTCAGTGTAGTTGAAAGGCTGGGCACCAAGGGTCTTGAAGAGGATCTGGGTAGGATCCAAAGAAGCACAGTAGTCAACGTTAGCATCAGGCTGGACAACCCAGATGAGTTCCTTGCAAGGGTGGTTGAAGTTCAACTTGATCTTATTGGAAGAAGACCCAACAGATTCATCACCAGTGAACTGGAGTTGTTCGATCAAATACTCATGAGGGTTCTGGGCCATCTTTCTACGTTCATCAGTATCGAGGAAGATGTAGTCAACGTAGAGAGAAGCGGCAACAAGAGACTGCTGGTAAGCAGTGGTGACGGCCCAAGATCCAGAGGAAACACCGGCATTACCAGTCTGGAGGGACTTAACAGCCCAGAGACACTCACCGATAGGGCGGATATCAAGATTGATTTTAACTTCGTGGTACTGCAATGCGATGAGGGGCAATGCAAGTCCAGGGTTGCGGCAAAACCAGAAGAGAAGAGGAATGTAAAGGGTGGTCTCAGGAAGGGCGTTACGAGGGGCACAAACCTGGGAAGGAGCACCAGTGGCAGCGCAAGGTCCAGAGATATTAGCAAAGTTAGGATCAGTAAGGTATGTAAGCTGAGTGGTATGTCCAATGAGTTTGAAGTATCCACGTTGTTGTTCCGCAGACATAGTAACCTGGTTCCAGATATGCATCCAGTCACCATACTGACGATCGATTCTCTGACCTCCGATTTCAACCTCAACTTGGGCAACCAACTGTTCTCCAATGTAGTCCAACCAACGGGCATAAACACCGTCATTAGGGTTAGCAGTAGTGGAAGCAGCAGTGGCAACCATGCTTGGGTTGATCTCAGGAAGAGTGACCTGCAAGTAGGTACGGTAAGCCAAATCACCGTTACGGGAGATGGTGCAGGTAACACGACGACCGAAATCAGCCTGACCAGAGAAGGTCTGTTCTATGGATTCCATAGCGAAGTTGGTATGTCTACGGTAGGAGACTTTCCAGAAAGTAATCTCAGGGGTTCCAGTAAGGAAGACGTCTTGTGCGCCATAGGCGACGAGTTGCAAAAGACCACCAGCCATTTTTTATATAGTAGTAAAAGATAAAAATTCAGAGAAAAATGATTTAAATAGAAAATAGCCTAAATCTTTTACCACTTCATATCTATAATTATCATTCAAATACAATAAATAATATTAATAGACTTATTAAACCTGTCATATAGGTAAATTACTATTGGATTCTACAAATTTTTCCAAATAATCCTCTTGGAAAACTTCTTTTTTATTCTCGTGTTTTTTCGTAAAAATATACGATTTCTGTATTTTTTTCACAGACCAACCCTGTTCGATTGCATTAGTAATGAATATTATTTTTTGAAATGTTTTTTGTGACATTTCCACATGATTTTGAAATGTTTTTTGTGACATTTCTGCATTTTTCATCTCAGACGTATTTCTTATTAGACAATTTATACATTTTAAATGTTCATTTTCACGGAATTAAACCCTTGAAGATAAGTATTTGATATTGGTTATATTTATACATATCTTGTTTTTACTTTCCAAAACTATTCCATAATAATTCATAATAAGGTGAATTATAAATTACATCTTTATAATTTAACTAATTTTGCCTTATGATTTCACTTGAAATATTTTTTAATGTATATTCATTATATAATAATAAAAAAATATATTTATGTTATTTTTATATATAAAATTAAGACGGCGTTTTCACAAGTTATGAAATGTACAAAGGTGTAAAATCCTTTTTTGGAAAATAATAAATAAAAAAAGTATTGGCAGTAAAATACAATATTAATATATTATATAATTAATTAATGAGTAGTTTTTCTAGAAAAAGAAAACTTAATGAAGATGAAGATGAAGATAAATTATTTGATAGAAATGTAATTGTTGTTTGCACAACTCATGGTGAAATTTTGAATGAAGAATTTACAATTCCAAAAAATATAAATTCAGTTTATAAATATAATTTAGCAGCACCAGATACATGCGCATACGTTTCAGGTGAAAGTTATAAAGATACTACAAGTTCATTTTTTTTTAAATATAAACCTGAAATTGTTTCATCAAAATTACGTACTAATAGTCATTTAAGTAAATTAAAAAGAATAATAAAGACCGCAATTAGTACAAGATATCATGACATACATTCTACAGAAAAAAGAATAAATTTGATTAATTTTTTTGATCAAGTGGTTAATTCATTTCAAGAAAGGTATCATCTTCCTCCTAATATTAGGTCAAATGACCCAGATTTTGAACAAACATTAATATCACAAGAAAGAAATGAAGCACATAGTTTTTTTCATTTTAGAGATGGAAGGAGAAAAATGATAAATAAAAAATATATTATTAGTGATCCACAACGTGAAAACAGTTTTGATCTTAATTGGACAATAACTGCTCTAAATAAAAATAATGTTAATATTGATTTGTTACGTAAAACATTAGAATATAAGAGGCGTCGTATATTACATCATGGAGAAATGTTTGTACGAACAAGTGAGATTTTAGAGTATTTAGAATCACAAGGTGTTGAAAATGTAATTATGTTTGATTTAACATGTGCTATTATCCCTGATAATGCTCCATTATTATTAATAAAAAAAGCAAATGATATTGGTTATGGAGGCAATAAAAATAAAAAAACAAATAAGAGTAAAAATAAGAAAACAAATAAGAAAACAAATAAAAATAAGAAAAACAAATAAAAAACAAATAAAAAACAAAAAACAAAAAAAACAAAAAAAACAAAAAACATATAATAGAGGTCGTACTATAAAATACATTTACATGAATTATTCAAGAGTATAAAAAAGATATAAAAATTCAAAAATGAATATGTCATATAAGAAAATGAAAAGATCGGCCATTATAAAACAGACAAATACCCTCGATGAAAAACATACTGAGATGTTGAATATATTCGAGGATATCGAACAAAACCAGATACCCAATCTAATAAAAGAAAAATCCATAGTCAAAGAACAATTGAAAACGGCGAGAACCATAGAAGAAAAAATGGACCTCAAAGATAAAATAGAAGAATTACAGGTCGAAATAAAAAACCTAAAGAACCAAAAGAAGAATTATCTATTGGACAATTCAAAATATATTTTCAACTATTTCGAACAGAAGAAAGATATTTCCACTGGCGGCGGAAAACAGAATACCAATCTCCTACATTCTTTCTTTAAGGTGAAAGCCCCGGAATCCGAGAACTCAGATAGCGATCGATACCAACAGGCAAAGACAACCTATCAGACATATTGGAAAAATGTCAATCACGAAATCATTAATATACAGGATTTCGTAATTGCGAGTGACGTATGCGAGAACTGCCGTAAGGGCGAACTCATTTCCCAAGAGGAAGAAGGGATTTTGATTTGTAATAACGCCGCATGTGGGAAATTCATTACTTATATAGTGGATAGCTCGAAACCGTCCAATAAAGAACCGCCAAATGAAGTATCATATACAGCATATATCCGACTCAACCATTTCAAAGAAATCCTCTCGCAATTCCAGGCGAAAGAGACGACGCAAATCCCGCAGGCCGTCATAGAGGCGATTAGTGCGCGTATAAAAAAAGAACGTATTAAGGATTATAAAGAATTGAATTACGATAAAATGCGCGAGATCCTTCGAAAACTCGGCCTGAATAAATACTTCGAACATATCCAATATATCAATTCTATTTTTGGTATCAAACCGCCCATCATGAATGAAGAACTACACGAGACTCTATGTGTCCTTTTCATCGAAATACAGAAACCCTGGGCGATACATTGTCCTATAAATCGTACGAATTTCTTCAATTATACGTATACCTTATATCAACTATGTGTTCTATTGGACCAGACGCAGTATTTACCGTATATACCGATGATGAAAGACCGCGAGAAACAGTTAGAACAGGATATGATATGGAAATTGGTTTGTGCGGACTTAGATTGGGTATTTTTTCCTACCGTGTAGGCTGGGGAACCCTCCACCGGTAGTGTCCCCTACTATCATCCCTTATCCCATCCTTCCTCCTTGGTATGTCTGTTGAGTATTGCGGATTAATTCATAATCAAATAGAATCGATTTTTTGTTGTGAATGTTGATTTTTAATAAAATAATTTAATAATATAGAATTTTCCAATAAAAATATACCAAAATTATTTATATTATTCATAATACTATTATCAAATTTACGTTTAATATCCAAATATAACACAACTCTTTTTTTATTGGTAGGATTTTTTACATAATGTAAGTAAATATCATCAAAAACGATACCTTGTTTTTCTTTCCAATAGTATACTTGATTATCAACCACTATATATGGTTGTTTACCATTCTCTGTTGGTATTATAATACCTAAATGATATCTTAAATATCCTTTATAATAACCAGTATGTTTTGGTATTTCAACATCTGGGTCTAAAATACTAAAAAATGCATTATGAATTTGTTCGTCATTGATTAACTGTAGTGTTATTGGAAAATCCTTCAATAAAGATTCATAAATTAATCCACTTTTTTTTAAAAATAATCCACGCCAACAATTTTCATCTTTTTTCGAAATCTCGATTAATAATCCGGGGTTTGAATTTCGCAAACAATCTACTACATTATTATTAGTATATTTATTATATTCTCTAATAATATCATCTGCGTGCATTTCAATTAATTTTGATTGTGGAAATATTTCATGGTAGTCATATATTATAGGATCATTTTTTACACAGCAACTCATTATAACATTTAATATTAATATAAAAGGATATAACGGTATGTATAAACATAGAAATAATAAAAACAATGAAATATATTTATTATATTTATTTTTAAATTTTTTATTTTTAACTTGATACATAAAATAAATAATCAGTATTAGATATGCAAACCAGTTAATATAAGAAAGATAAATTTTACTATTTAATTCTTGTTGAATAATACCAATTCTAGTAGATCCATAAGAGAAATTTGGAAATATAATTGTAATTAAATATGGTAAAAATTCTAATAGTGATAAAAAAATCAATATATAAAATATTATATTATTCATAATATTCATACTATTATATTATAATTACAAATAATACAATTGCGGTAATAACAATAATGCAGTAATATTACACCGACCAATAAGAAATTAGGGTCATATAAAGATTATTTTTATATGACAAAACAACAATACTAAACCGCATTACTAAGCGGGAAGGATGGGATAAGGGACGATAGTAGGGGAAACCTATGTCGATGTGCCCTTTAGGGCACACTGACACTACCGGTGGGAGGTTTCTCTACGCGATACGGACACCACCAGCAACACCAGTACCAATGGCAAGACCAGCACCGTTTCTAGCACTCACTCCCATAGAAGGAATGAAGACGTCAAGAACGCTGAAGGTAGCGGCAGCAGTCAAGGCAATGATAACAACTTCCTCGACATTCAAGGTCTTCTTAGGGATAGCATAAGCAGCAATAGCAACCATGATACCCTCGACAATGTACTTGATAGCACGTTTGACAAGTTCGGCGAAATCGAATGATCCGTAAGACATTTTATATATTATATATTATAAAATAAATAATATCAAACAATAAAAATACTTAAATAGAAAACCCCTAAATCCTTATAGTAAGAATGTCAGGGTTCGAACGAAAAATCTTAGAAAACGGTCAAATAAATCCTAAATATATCGACGTATGTGACGAGGATCCTCCAATTGCAGGTCAGAAATTTGCATGTCTATCTTTTATTTCTCCGGAGAAGGTTCTCAAACAACGCGAGATTTTCCTATTTGACGAATTTGTCAAACAGTGGGATTTCAGTAAGTCCATGGGAAAATTCTTCGATTTCATCCATTTCATTTCTTATAAATATGGGCTAAAGGTCGACGATATTATCAATGATTATACCGATTTTATCAAGGAAGAGGATGTTCGACTAAAAGAGGCCAGTGTTCTCGACGACTATAAGACATTTTTAGATAAGCGTGAGGACGAACTCACCCAGAAATTCCAGAAGCAAAATGAATTCCAGACCTCGGTCAGGGGTATCAAACTCCGTGGAGTATACTCTACCCAGGAAGAGGCAGAAATGCGCTGTAAAAAAATCCGCGACTTCGATCCCAACCACGATATTTTTGTAGGTCCAGTAGGTATTTGGATTCCATGGGATCCCGATGCGTATAAGACCGGACGCCTCGAATTCGCAGAAGAGGAACTCAACCAACTCCACCAGGAGAAGATGAAGAATGAGGCAAAGGCCAAAGAGGATTTCGAATTGAGAATCAAGGAGACGAAGAAGAAGGCCATCGAGGAGAATATCAAGAAGGCACAACAGAGTGGTAATAAATTGACACAGACATTGGATGATGAGGGTAATTTGATAGGTGTCAAAGAGACCACGAATTTCGAGGAACGCGAGGTCGCCACTGAGGAAGAGACGAAGAAATATAATGACGAGTTACACGAGAGGGCGAATAAAGTCGCAGAAAAAGAGGATTAAACACATGAAGATAGTATATTATTTCAACAAGGTTCAGATTTCATTAGTATAAAATCAAATATTATAAATATAAAAAAATGTCATATAGAATATTATCTATATGACAATCACATTCGAAGAAATACGCGATGCATTAGTCGTCGTTTTGACCGACCAAAACTATTTCGGCAGAGCAGCGACAACTATCCGCGATATAAGGGACCGAGGCCAATGGAAAGGGGACCTCGTCGTAATTCCTATAGGATTCGATTTACCGGGCGACTTCGTCGCCCTATACGGGGTCCAAGTAAAGACGTTCTCGAAAATCGATCTTTCACAGATGTATGCAAAAATCGGCGAAGGCGGATTCGACGGAACGGATCATAGAGAACTAAATAAACAGACCCAATGGGAGAAGATCCACGTATTTGACCCCTGGTTCTCACAATGGCAGCGAGTAATCTATTTCGACGCCGGGTTCCGCGTAGTAGATCATATAGAATATTTATTGGATATCGAACTACCCCCTAATGGGGCTATCGTCGCCCCGAACGACGCAGGGTTTCCATGTGGGGACCGGGGACCAAAAACCGACTCCCGGTTCCGCCGCCTAGTCTATCCCAAAATCGCCGAATCCATGTTAGCCACCATGCGCGAGGAATATGGGGAGAACTTCATGGATGCCGAATATTTCTGTAATTGTATCTGGGTCTATAATACCGCGATTCTATTGGACAGTCCTATAAAAGATGAAATGATAGAAGCCGCGATAAAATACCCCATATGGGTTTCGAATGAGATGGGTCCGATGAATGCGGTCCTAAATGTCAAATATAAAAAATGGATAGAAATGCCATCGCGTAATCAAGCGGGTAAATATTTATATGCATGGTCGGAGCCGACACTGAGAGAGCGACATACTACATGGCGGGACTATTGTTATATCAAATATGCGGCGACTATTTGACCCTTTTGGTTCTCGTATTTTGACTTCTCCTTCCTTTACTTCCTTTATAATTTCTTCTACGGGTTTTTCCTGCGACCATGAGTGAAGGATCAGTAATCATATCATCCGGGTTAATTTCAGCTTCTAATGCAATTATATGTTGAGGGTATATGACAATATCTTTTTTATTTGTTTTCACGATAAACTTAAATTTAACTAAATAAGTATTTTCGTCTATGTTTGATTGACTAACCATATATATCATTTTTCTAAAAAGATTAATAGTAAAACCATTTGTATTAAATAAATTTTCTAATATATCTTTTGATACGGTATTTCTCAATAAATCACTATCTGTTTTTGAAAATGCATAATGAAACATATCAAATAACTTCTGTGTTATAAGTTTAAATTCTTTATCTGACTTATTTATTTTTCTGAATGACGGATCTTCTTGTATAGGACTATCTATATGTAGAACAATAGGTGTTTTAACTCCTCGACTACGTTTTGGTACGACTAATGGTTTACTCGTATATAATGGTACAGATTTAGAAAATAATATGTCTGCAGTTGGATATTTTTTATATGACATATATAATATTATACTATTATTTCACGTTGAATAGTTCTCTTTCTTGTTTTTCTTCCGATCCCTTTCTTCCCGATACCTTTTTCCCCGATTCCTTTTTCCCCGATTCCTTTACCACCCCTCCCCTTAGTCCTATGTGTACGTCGTCGAATACCTACACGTTCATCTGGGATTAGAAGTTCTATTTCTTCGGAACTCACCACATCTTTTGGTACCCTACTTTTCCGTGTTTTCCTAGGCATACGTACATATGGTTGTAATAATTCGGAACTCGACTTTCCGGTATAATAATCAAATACTTGTTTTGTAATTGCACGATGTATTCTTATATCATCCTTCAATATATGGTTTTCACGACGTCTTACTATACTACGCATATTTCTACCTAATAAATCAGTATCTATATGACCTTTCTCCTCTATCATAGCATCTCGTTGATCCGCAATAATATCTATATCAGAACAACCGGCATCTATCAAAAAAACGATTTTATCCGTCCTACCCTTTCTTATTTGACTGATTAATCTCCGCCGAGTAATTCCTTCGTCTCCGAATGTATATTCCACACCCGTACTTAAATTATTAATCGCCCAGTCATATTGGGTTTTGCCGGTTCTATCAACATCTGAAGTATATAATTTATTGGGTACTTGATCCCCTTTTTCATATACTTCTAACTGAAACGCACTATCTCCCTTATGAAATGTTTCTTTCGCTAAATAAGACCAATCTTTTTCATCATTCACATATAGACCACTTCTATCGGCGAACGCTTGATAACCATCACTCCTATAAAACTCTTTCATAACATCTCTTATTTCTTTGACAGATGTTCCACTCGCCATCAAAAATAATATCCCCGGAACAATAATATCTGTAAATGAACGATCATCCGACCAAGCGCATGTACCATCCGCCGCTATTTTCAATATTACGAGTTTATCTATTTTCAATTCGAATGTATCTATTTCAACCCTCTTTATACCATCTTCTATATGATCTTTCGTCATTAGATAACCATGCCCACTTTGTAATACAACTTCTACATTATCATAATATAATGGCTGTGTTAATGACTTTCTTACAAAATAACTCATATAATTATATGATAAATAATCAAATAGGAATAATAGGCGGCGGCATAGCCGGTCTCTACCTAGCCTATCACCTGTCTAAAAAACGGATCCCCTGTACTCTCTTTGAAGCCACCAACCGTTTAGGCGGCCGTATCCATACTTACGAAGACTCCCATTTAGGTCAGGTAGAGGCCGGCGCAGGCCGTTTTCTATTATCCCATAAATACTTGGTCCGTCTCCTCAAAGAATTAGATCTATATGACAAAAAATACAGAATCAACGGACACTGGGATTATAAACCATCCTCCGGTTCTCCCCTATACCAGGTTCTCCATTCTCAGAAAAAGGGTCATATAGAAGATTTGATACAAAGGGTCATACGGGCCTCCAGGAAGGCCTCCGCCGATAGCCTCCGAAAAACGATTTTCCTAGATTTTATACGCCAGGTTCTCAAACCCGAAGAATCACAATACCTATATGACTCTTTCGGATATTCTACGGAACTCACCGTGATGAACGCATACGACGCTTGTAAAATGATTGAGAACCAATTGATTAACCGCTACTATTATATTTTGAGGGGAGGTATGGAACAGATCATCCACCGTATTGTAGAGGTTCTCGATAAATCCGACTATGTGACCATACGCCGTAGGTGTCCTATAGAGAATATTTCCCCCCTCCTTTCAGGAGGGTATAGGTTGACTACTACGAAGGGTATGACTGCGGATTTTGCGGTATGTATTTGTGCGGTACCTGTGCCCGTATTGCGCCAGTGGCCTATTTTCCGTCCTATAAAACCGGTATTGGATACGATTATATGTGCGCCCCTATGTCGGATCTATTCTATAGTCGGGGGTGCTGGTTCTCAACTACCACATAAGTTCTCGACAAATACGGATATAAGGTATTATATTCCTATAAGGGGAGATGTGGCGATGATATCTTATACAGATAATGACTATGCTCGGAGATGGAATCGGATATATGAGGAAGAGGGGGTCCAGGTTCTCAACCGCGCGTTGAAAACGGAGTTGGAGAAAACGGTTGGTCCGATAGAACACGGTCCTAAAAAGACGGTTAGCCCGATAGAACACGGTCCTAAAAAGACGGTTAGCCCGATAGAACACGGTCTTAAAAAGACGGTTGGTCCGATAGAACACGGTCTTAAAAAGACGGTTGGTCCGATAGAACACGGTCTTAAAAAGACCAAAGTTTTCTATTGGGAATGCGGCGTCGGCTATTGGGCCCAAGGTGCAGATAGCGAGAATTTCGACCAAGAGCCACAAAAAGGGCTTTTCATATGCGGCGAGAACGTATCGCAAAATAATCAACAGTGGATAGAAGGCGCACTAGATACGGCCGAAGAAGTTCTCAAAAAGGTCAAATAGAAATGATATAAATGGTTTTCATATTATTCTATTAGACAGGCAGATGGACCCGGTTCAAATAATACAAGTATCAGTATTATCCAAAATAATGAATGAACCCTCGAATATGTTCTCGAATCCATATATTATTATAGGACTTATCCTATATTTATGTTCGAGGATGATCCCATATTCGATTTATATTTCGATGGAGAATAGTTTGATTAAACGATTCTTCGATGAGAACGAATCCAGTATTACGATACCCTATCATATAAAATCATATAACGGGTTTAGTTCTGTAAAACCAATAGAAAAGACGCTATATAGCAACCGTTTTCGCGCAATAAACCATCATATAAAAAAATATCATTTACATAAATTATTTTCTATGAATGAAATCATCAATTTCGAGAACACGAAATATTTGGAATGTACGAGTGATTTCATTCTAGTACCGAAGGATAAACAGAAGATTCTATTGGACGAAAAAGAAGAAATCTATTTGGAAATCCTATTAGAAAATAATAAAGAACCGAGTGATGAGAAGAACGGGAAATCTAGCGATGAAATGTCAAATAGTACAAAAAAGTATATATATAAATTATCGAAAAAGGGGAAGACCTCTATTAAATCTATCAACCGATTTTTGGACGATATAGGGAAGGATTATGAAGATGAAATTATAAATAAGACGGTTCAGACAGTATTCGAATATAAGAAATCGATGAGAGAAGACGAGAACGATAATCAAATGATGGTGTTTTCGGAAACGCCGTTTAAGACATATAAGAGTTTCGATAATATATTTTTCGACGAGAAGGAAAAATATACGGATTTCATCGAACCATTTACGGTAGGGTCAAATAAAAAAGAAATAATACGGGAGAAATATGAGAAAACGGGGAATATATTCAAGGCCGTAGTATTATTATATGGCCCACCCGGGTGTGGTAAATCCTCGCTTATTAAAGCCACGGTTAAACATACAGGGCGTCACTGTATAATAGTACCATGGACAAAAATAAAAACGTGTAACGATTTCGTATCTTTTTTCCGTCCTATAAAGATAAATAATCGGGTTTATAAACAGAACGAACTAATCATCATATTTGAAGATTTCGATGCGAATGAGAATGATATTATCAAGGTACGCGAGGGTCTAAAGAAAGATAAGAAAGATAAAATCACTATAAAAGATAGCGAATCGACGAAAGATAAAACATTCGAAATTATTCACCCACATAAAATAGAAGACGAATTGACCCTAGAATATGTATTAAATGTTCTCGACGGAATCGTAGAATTAAATGATTCGATCGTATTTTTTACGACGAATGATATTGCCATAATCGACCCGGCATTGAAAAGGAGCGGACGTATTAATTATATTCTTAATATGAAACATGCATCGAGAAGGATGATAAATGAAATGCTGGCCTATTATTTTTCCGTTCCTATAAAAATGATAAATAAGAGGATAAATAAGATACCGGATTATAAGATCGCGTATTCGGATATATCGGAGATATGTAATCAATCGAAAACAGTAGAGGAATGTATAGAGAGAATAATTGCTTTATTCTAATCATTTAACGTGTCATATAGAGAATATTTCTATATGACCCTTTCAAAACCTGGAATAAAGGGAGGGAGGAAAGTATAAGCCCCCTATTTACCGAGGATTCGTTTAAGTGTCCGGTTATGCCGTTCCATGAATTTCTTCGTCTTACCCCTCGTCCGTTCCCATATCCCGGTTCTCAAATAGCAGACAATAGAGAGCCGGATGGCCTCTTTCGGACCCTCCATAGGTAAGTTTCCATGGAGATGATGTACATTCATGAAAACAATATCCCCCATCCGGGCATCGATACCTATCCCATATTGGGGAAAACACGTCTCGCCGCCTTTATAATGGGGGCCTTTTTCGATGACGGCTAAATTACCAAACCCTTCGGGGTCGTCGCCCTTATCATAATGTACTGCGGTACGGAAATTGATATTCGTCGTCACAGTAGTAAATGCGGTATTGGCGATTTTGAAAGGGGTCTCTTTAGCCTTACTAAATTGTTTCGCGTAACGTTCGGGCGTAAGCCGTTTATATTGGGCGTCGATTTCTTCTATTAAGGGGATCGTCTTCTTATACTTTTCGGGATGATCGCGATTAAAAACGCATTCGCGTACGACGAGGGGGCTTTTGATACCCTTCCTCTTGAAAATGGCCTTCTGGGAAATACCAAAAGAATCGAAATAACCGAATATATTGGACTTTACGGCGGGGTTGATACCTACGGCCTTCTTCTTCTTTTTATTGGTATTAGAGGCATTTCCCCGATTGGTAGAGACATTATTTGCGAATTTTTCTATATTCTCATAAAAGACATCGATGGTATCTTGTTTGAGAACCCCTTTACGGAACTTGACCAAAAGTTCTCCGGAATCTGCGTCATATACATCGGCATCATCCCGTATTATATGATGTATTTGACTGGGTTTAACGAAAGTATTATGGAATTTCTTTGCGGCCTCGTCATCTACGTCTTTTTTGACATAGTAGATAGTAACGCCGCCTTTTTCTTCTTTTTTATAAATCATATATATTCTTATAGGATAATGTTTTTTACAATTTAGTTTATATGTATATTGTATGAGTAAAAGGAAACATTCGGTTTTAGATGAAAGACCAAGCAAAAAGCCACTGAAGAGTCCAATAAGGAGTCCAATAAAGAGTTCAATAAAGAGTCCAATAAGGAGCCCAATAAGGAGTCCAATAAAGAGTTCAATAAAAAGTTCAATAAGGACTCCAATAAGGAGTCCAATAAAGAGTTCAATAAAGAGTCCAATAAGGAGCCCAATAAAGAGTCCAATAGGAAAATACCAATCTGTATCATATGATCCGTTTGATTCACTGTCATATAGATCATCTGACCAAGATTTATATTACCAAACAATCCGGGATTTAAATGCATTCTTACAACCGAGTCTTCATAATGGTGGTATTTTTATGGTTATTTATTTGAATATAGAAAAACGGGATGTTATGATACCAGTATTTTTCACAGATGAACAATTTGTATCTGACTGTAAACACGATTTTGACGGGAAACGTGGTGATAAAAAACGTGCATTAAATGTAAGGGAAACAGTATGTGAATTTTTCGATAAGGGTAAAAGAGGTGATGATAAACGTGTATTAAATAGATTAAATAATATTTTAGATATAGAAAAAGATAATGAGGTTATGTATATACGCGGTCCAAATAAACATATAGAAGATGTTCTAATGCCTCAAATAAATAAATATAACGAACAAAAGAATAAAAATGATAGAGAGAGGAATGAAACACCATATACAGTTTTTAGTATAGGTAGCGAGAGGTATTTAAAAGGTACGGAGCTATTAAATAGACGTGCAGAAACCGCAAATTTAGATATAGATCCTACATTTTTAAAAAAGGCAGAAGAAGAAGAAGAATTAGTAACGGCTGAAAAAAGAGAAGCAACAGAAGAAATGGAAAAAATAGATGATGAAATTCTAAAAGAACGTTTTGAAAAATTTTATAAAGAATATGAAGAATCCAAAGAAGAAGAAGTAAATGAAGAATATAACACATTGACATTATTGGACCAAGGTATATCAAAAAGTTTTTTGAGCTCAAATAGTAATATTAAAGCATCACTAATACAAGACATGTATGATAAAAACACTAACGTAGAAAATTCAAATAATATATTTCATGAATTTTGTGTTGGATTTTTCGTATTAAATAAACGTAGATATGTACCTGTAGATGCATTATTTTTAAAACATGTTTTAGATAAAGGTCATATAAAAATGAATAAAACATTTTTTAATGGTACATCAATATCAGAATATAATGGACAACCTTCAATATCAGAATTATTAAATAGTAGTTTAAGACCAATGCAAATAGCAATGGCGAAATTTGCAGGTGACCATGTAGCACAGATTACGAATATTATAAAATTTTTTGGAAAAAGCGATTCAACATATACAGATAATGGTAAACAGAGTTTTATATTTCCTTTTACACATGATACACGTTCATTCCTCGATTCATATAAAATGAATATAATTTTAAGATATAATTCTAGTATAATAATACAAGAATATAAATTCCCAACTATTTTCTCAAGAGTAATAGAATATAAAGGGCCAAAGAAAACAAATCCTATAAGATTATCTATTGTTGTTATACCAAAAGAAGAATCAGGAATAAGAAGAGGTGGTAAGAAATCGGTGAAAAGGTCAAATAGAAAATCTAAACCTCGTAGAAATCGCACACGAAAATCACATTTGTAATTGCATTGAAATTATAGAACTATTTTAGTTATTTTAGTTATTATTATACTATATGAAATTCGTATTATTCGCCATATTATTTACTATGCCATCTATGTTCTCGAATAATCCAACTCTAAGACCTATAAAAAAACCTACACCGAAACCCACAAGACGACCTACCGCGGGACCATCTTCCACACCAACAAATATTCCTTCTATAGAACCTAGTTCTTCTCCATCCTCCGAACCATCCGTTAAACCGACCGCGAAACCCACGCCAAACCCGACACCTATTCCGACACAAATACCTACTATAGGACCGTCCGTTAAACCAACCGCGAAACCAAGTGCAAAACCGTCACGTAAACCTAGTGCGAAACCGTCATATACACCATCTTCAGGACCTACTAGCGAACCTAGTGCACAGCCTTCTTCGCAACCCACTACCGAACCCAGCGTTCAACCTAGTACGCAACCTAGTGCACAACCTAGCACACAACCTAGCGTACAACCTAGTACGCAACCATCGTCCGAACCCAGCAGACAGCCCACAACACAACCCACGACACAGCCCACAACACAACCCAGTATAAAACCCACAACACAGCCCACAACCAATCCTACAAAAAATCCAACACCAAAACCATCACCAAAACCATCACCAAAACCAACACCAAAACCATCACAAAAACCCACTCCGAAACCTACTCGTAAACCATCCCGTTATCCTACCACACATCCTACAGGAAAACCCACTGGAGAACCTACGAGTGGGCCAAGTTCTCAACCATCTATGAAACCTTCTTCAAACCCGAGTAAACGTCCTACACCCCGACCTACGAAAAAACCGACACCAAAACCGACACGTAAACCAACGCGTCCACCTACGTCTATACCGTCGGGGATGCCATCGCGAGAACCTACGAGTGGTCCAACTTCTCAACCTACGTATGAAGGGTCATATAGAATATTCTATATGACAAAGAAACCCACCCCTAGTCCCACATATATTCCTACAATTAATCCCACACCTAGTCCCATACCAAACCCTACACCATTCCCGTCTGCTTGTCCCACACTTGGTCCCACACCTGATCCCACTCTTTGTCCCAGTGCAAATCCAACACCAGAACCCTCTTATATTCCCACGCCAGAACCTACACACGAACCCACTCTAGAACCGACCCAAGAACCCACACTGGAACCCACATTCGAGCCCACCCGTAGGCCAATTGCGAAACCCACCTCAAAACCCACCGCAAAACCGAGCCCGAAACCGACCCCAAAACCGAGTCCTATAAAGCTTGAGTGAATAATAATAATATCATTGGTCGGTTTCATTCTGGTTCTCACATTTACGTACTATATGACATTTTATATTGGTCAAATATACTACATATATCTTCTTCTTCAATAACTACTCGCGGAGGACTAGGCCATTCCGAGAAAGCCAAGGCTTTCGTCGTCGGACGTTCCATCGCCAAAATCGCATAAAGAGCCTTGGCCCTTCGTTCCAATGGTGAACGGATACCTAAATATTTCCGCGAAACCTGTTTCCATCGCCATTCGAATTGGAGCGCAGCCTGCCAGTCAGGAAATCCTTCTATATGACAAACGCGGCGCCAGACTTCTCCTCGTTTCAATTTGGATGTGGTCGCATGTGCACCCCCTTTTATTTCACCGTTATGTTGACGTAGACGATGGTCTAAATCAACAGTCGCACCTACGTATGTTGCACCATCCGAACATTCCAATAAATAAACAAAAAAACTCATTTTACATAGTCATATAGAAATATTTATATGACTATTTTTTATAGTATGATTGATTGATTTTTATATGACTACTATCCCAAATAAGATACAATAGTATTATCGATTTTATATTTTTTGACATCTATATCTCTCGTGGCATTTGGTATTCCGCTATTACGATGTCCTGGGTCACCTTGGATATCCCAGTTTATGATTTGGTCCCATGTCATAAGATGCGTATTTTTCATGTTTTTTGCCAGACGTGTAAATTGTTTCAGAAAGTGGGTGAATTTATATTTACTATCTAGGGGAATTCCTTTTTCTATTTTATCGGCATTAGAGAGAGATTCCCATTCGTCTTTATAAATTCCGAGGATTTCTTTTGATAGTCTTGGTAATAACCATTGGATGACTGCATAATCGTTATATACATATATTTGATAGGCCAGTTGTTTTTGTGTATCGATAATTCCTGTATATGATTTGGCGCCTTTCCCTTTCAATTCGGTTACTATAGTCGCATTTATTAGGATCGGCGGTGTTATCCCGGGATGATTCTGGCGTTCTGCTAGATAGAGGGCAAATGCGAAACAATTACCGTGTGTCTGATATAATTGGAAATAATCATATGGGTCATATATTTGACCATTTCTTCCTTTATAATAATAATGGGTTTCGGAAGATTCTAGACAGAAGATAGTATTTGGGTTATATTTGGGATCTTTTTTCATTTTTGATTCTTCTTTTTTTTGTATTCGAATAAATTTCGAACCACATCCTTCTGCTAATTTCTCGTATATTTCTATAGTAGAAGTGAGCCACGAAAATATAGTATGATATGCTTCATAATCGCATTCACCGTCTGCGGATGGTATTACTTTTAGATTACTCATTCTATAATAGTCATATAGAATTATTTCTTTTTTACATCAATTTTATATGACACAATGCTGGCTGGTAGTAAACAGCAATTCTAAACAGCAATTCTAAACAGCAATTCTAAACAGCAATTCTAAACAGCAATTCTAAACAGCAATTCTAAACAGCAATTCTAAACAGCAATTCTAAACGGGAAGGATGGGATAAGGGACGATAGTAGGGGAAACCTTGGTTTCCCTACCATTTAGTTTTCTTCACCATAACCGGATTCGCCTTCTTCTTCCCCTTATTCGGGTCATATTGATCCTCTTCGTCATCGTCCGTCATCGATTTCGAAATCTCCCAGAATTCGTTGGAACCCAACCTAAAATCCGGGCGATCCTGGGCCTTATACCAGAAAATCTGGTCATTCAGCTTATTCGATTTCGCATTATTATTAATCACTAAACACTCGTAGTTCTCCGTCGTCTGGTCCATCACAGAACAGAAACTCTCCAAAGTAGGAAACATAGAGGCATAGTTCTCCCATATACGCTTACGATTGGTCAAATAGGGTTCTCGCAATATGAAAACATAGTCGATATTTGTACGCATCGAAGGAGGGATACCCAAAGGGTATTGCATCGTTATTACGAGCATGACTTTCCAATGTCGCCCGTTCATAAAAAGCGTACGCATGAGTGCACATTTCGTCCACGACTGGTCATATAGACAATCATCCAAGATGACGAATGTACGTGGATCAATCGTCGTCTTCCGATACATTTCGGTCTCTTTCTGCATCTGTTTCAGGGCCACTTTCTGCCGACGTAAAACATTTTCGATGAGAACCTTATTATATTCATGATGTATAAATAATTTCGGTACATGTTTGGCATAAAACCCATTACCGGCTTCTGTTCCGGAAATGACGGTACCTATAGGAATATCTTGGTGGTGCCATAGGAGGTCCCGGACCAAATAGGTCTTACCCGTATCACGACGCCCAATCATGACAATAACGGGCCCCTTATTTTCATCGGGTTTAAACGTGATGGTTTTCATATCGAATTTTTTTAATTCTAGTGTCATATAGAAGGTTATATTTATGGGATAAATAAAAGAATACCAATAAACGTATCTACGTTCTAACTTATAAAATATTGTTCCATCGAATAATATATCTAAATCTATATGTCGAATTGTTGTAGTAAAATGGAAACTATTAAATTCAAAATAGATTATTTCAAAACGAAAACGCCGGATTTCGGCTATTTAGAAGATACGATCGAGACGGAGGGGTATGCCCCATATAATATTCGAGATCTACAAAACTATTATCCTATATATGACGAATTTTTCGAATTGAATCCGTCAAATACGAGAACCATTGCCTTGAACCACCTTTATCATATAGTAGATTTGGATACGGTGAAAAACCGTATTACCGGCGATTGTACCAAAGTACCCATTTTCACCAAATTTGCGCCCCTATTGGACCCTATCCACTATATGATCGGGAAATACGCTACATTCGAAGGTAAAACCACTGTTCTCCCCCAATATAAAATGGAAGAAGGTACTTGTATCCCTAAAATCGGGTCGATTTATAACGCGTCATATATAGACAATTTCTTCTACTATTTGACCTCGCAATTATTACATACTCATGGATTCGTACATGGTATGGATTACTACGGGGCTTTTCTGGGTATTCAGGCGAAATATAGGATAGATGTGGTAGATGATATTGATTATTTGGAGGAGTCCTCTTTTTTCAAAAAGAATCGGGGGATCCTATTTGACGTTGAGAACCATATAAACCCCTTTTCGAATTTTGGTTCTCGGGGGAATAAAAATAAAATCCAAATAGACGACGACGCAGATTGTCCTATAGAATTAGATTCATTGGATATTGAGGAGGAAAAGGAAATGGCGGCAGAAATGACCGCAGAAGCGGTAGAGATGAAAGAAGTCGTCGATAGTGGCGAATTAATCGAGGAAATATATGAAAAAGAGGATTCGTCTAGTTCTTCGTCTTCGGTTTCTTCCGATAGTTCTTTAAATGATAGCAGCGATGAGGATGAATGCGGTAGTGATGAAGAGAAAGACGAGAATACCGAATGCGGTAGCGAAGACGAGGAATGGTCTAGTATAGGGGAAGTTGAATCAGATAATGATAGTAATGAAAGTAATGAAAGTTCTAGCGAAGAACCCGTTGTATATGCCTATATCAATAATTTCCCAGTTCAAATGATCTGTCTAGAGAAATGCGATAATACCTTTGATTCTCTTTTATTAGAGGGAGAACTCGTAGAAAAGGAATATGCCGCTATCCTATTTCAGGTAATCATGATATTGGTCACATATCAGAAATGTTTCGGATTCACTCATAACGACCTCCATACGAATAATATCATGTTCTCGAAAACATCGGCCAAATATATTGATTATGTCTTCCGCGGAGTGTCATATAGGGTTCCTACCTATGGTCGTATTTTCAAAATCATCGATTTCGGCCGCGCCATTTATACTTTCGGGGGGAAAGTATATGGGAGCGATAGTTTCGGCGTAGGGGGCGATGCACATACCCAATATAATTGCGAACCATTTTTCGACGAGAAGAAAAAACGGATAGACCCCAATCCCAGTTTCGATTTATGCCGCCTGGGTTGTTCTATCTATGATTTCATTTTGAATGAGGATACGGATTTGAAACATATCGACGAATTCCAGCGCACCATTTTGCGGTGGTGTACGGATGATAGAGGGAAGAATATTCTCTATAAGAAGAGCGGCGAGGATCGTTATCCCGATTTTAAATTATATAAAATGATTGCGAGAACCGTCCATGCGAATACGCCGGAGGCCCAACTAGCTTTCCCTTTTTTTAGCCAATTTCAATATAATAGGGAGAAGGATAAGAAGGGGGAATCTATTATGATCAATATAGATGATTTACCTGTGTACATATAAAACTGTGTACATATAAAACTGTGTACATATAAAACTGTGTACATATAAACCATATTTTATCATATAATTCTATATGACAAAACAAAGAACAAGGCATCAAAGGTCAAATAGGAATCGTTTGACAAAAAAGCGTTATGTCGACCATCTAAAAACCCTATATCCCGCATGTGTATTCGACCAAAAGCGGGATGATTATCACCTATATGAAAAACATAAAATCACGTATGGTGAGATGGAATACGAAGGTATCCAGCGATTATATTCCTATGTGAAAAAGGCGAATAGTCATATAGATACATTTATAGATGTAGGTTCGGGTCGGGGGAAATTATGTATGTTTATGGCCGCACAACCAGATATTTCGCGAGTTTTAGGCGTTGAATTGGTAACCCAGCGTCATAATGACGCATTGGCCCTAAAAGACGAACTCATAGAGTATCAGAGGACGGGTAAAACAGCATCAAAAAGGGCTCAGAAATGGGCTTGCCAAGGGGGTCAAATAGATTATGCGAATAAGGTCACTTTCTTGAATCAGAATGTATTGGAAATAGAATTCGCTGGTTATATAGGAGAGGGTGCGGTATTTGTCTGGTTCTCCAATTTATGTTTTGACCAATCGACGACGAATGATATTTTCGAGAAATTGTCGAGAGAACTACCCAAGGGGTCGATAATCTGTTGTTCAAAAGAACCGGTGGGGTCAAAAGAACCGGTGGGGTCAAAAGAACCGGTGGGTTCAAAAGAACCGGTGGGTTCAAAAGAACCGGTTCCTGCAGTAGGTGAATCTATAGGACAAGTCGTAATACCAATGTCGTGGTCTAATAATAGTAATGTTTTCATGTATAGGACGATTTAAAACTCGGGAACTCCGGTGAAAATCTGCGTCGTCTCCGCTTTCAATACTTTATTCTCTGTTACTACATTGTAAAAATCCGTAATCGAACTATTCATATAGATGAAAACATAGGCGGATACCAAGGTACATCCGAAGACGATGATAGAATCTCGGACCAAGAATTTGAGGGGTTTCACCTCTTGATCTAAATATTTCATTTCCACGATTTTGGCTAAACAGAAAAGTGCGACGGTTAAAATAGCAATGACGAATACTTTTTCCATATACTTTTTTCGTTAAAAAGTTTCTTTATTTATAACGCAGAAGAAGCTTTCTCTCGTCATTTATCACATAATTTATATTATTTTCTAAACATAGTGTCATATAGAAATATTTCTATATGACAATCTATTTACGATTTTTGTTTTTTGTTTTTTGTTTTTTTGTTTTTTGTTTTTTGTTTTTTGTTTTTTTGTTTTTTGTTTCATTTTTCAAAGAAAAATAAAAGCCGAGACAATTTTTATGTCGCACTGATTGCTCTCAAACCTGTTTTCTTTTTACTTTTTTCCTCCTCTTCCTCA